ACTGATATACCAAATCTGACATAATCAATAATGACATCAAACAGCTGCATTCCTTTGTTACCTATCTCAACACCAGTATTGGTTGCATTACGTTGATTAGTTCCTCCCACCGATGTACCATCACCCCACAAGGTTAAGTTTCGCACAGTAGACCACCGCGAATTGTTCTCAAGACTCTGGCCAAGTACATGGTCGAACCAAAGACCAAGTTTTGCTGTTACCAAAAAGTTTAGTATTGTACCTCTCATGTCACGATTCCCAGCATCTTTAAGAGAGTCAGAACTGCCCTCACCGACAATATCAATCCGCTTTGCACCGCAATACAGGTTTCTGCTTAACCTAAATTCCCCGGTTTCAATCCTTAAAGTGCTGCTTGGTGGAGTAGAATCAACAGCCTGCTGTAACGGAATTATGTTATCAACAGCGAAAAATTTTGAACCTAGCACACCAAACCAGCCTGCCTGGGTGTCTCTGTTTTCTGGTATTCTTACCAATAATCCAGTGCCAGTGGCTGCGGCAGTAACCCATATAGTTTGATCTGCAAGACCCCAGCTTGATAAATCTGCGGCATTGTCAGCATCAATCAGGCTTCCCCCGTTATGCAGCGTTTTAGATAAAGTAGAGTTATACACAAATGAGCCCGACCCAACCGGCTTTCCTAGAGTGCTGTATTTATCATCATCGTGAAACGAGGCAATAGACGCGGTTTCTCCGTCGATAGCCGTCGTGGTAGAGTAATGCGCAATTAGCTGGCTCATTGTTTCGAATTTTCGCGTTCCATACTCACTAAAATTTGAAACAGTCAGCCCTTGAACAACAAAAAACCTCGCGTCATCATCACCAATAAATGTGCCGGAAGTTGTGAATGGTAAAGCAGAGGGTAAAGGCGCATAAACAACGCCCGCCTCATCAACTGTTTTTGTATTGTCATTTGTAGTGAATGCGATTGAGCCTGCGTAAGTGACGGGGGCCTCATAGCCTAGTAATTTAAGCTGGCCTTCTAGCGTATTAATGACCTTGCCGCTTTTGGTGGTCGTGGTGTCAAGACTAGACTCTACAACGCTATCAATTGTTGTTATGTCCTGCTTTAGGCCCGTTAATTCTGTGCTAGTTATTAAATTTTCTGGTTCGCATGACATAATTTAAAGCCTTTAATGTTTGTTTGCTAATAATTAATTTTAGCATATTATTTAATTCAATCTAAATTACTCGAATCCGCTATCAAAACCGCCGCTAAATGCTCGCGTTGTTGACGCTATCTGATCGTCGCCTTGGTAATATTTATCGGAATAGTTTATTAGCTCTAAAGTTACCATGCCGTCCGAATCAGGCTGCTTTCTCTGTACTAGATATCGATTTGCAAGTTCGTCACCATCAGGAGCAAAGTTATATAAAACACCAACCTGGTAATTATTTTCGCCGCGAATAAATAAAGGAAAAGGTGGTACGTGGTCGAGCACAAAGCCAAATTTATTATCACTCCTTTCGGTAACGCCAATAACTAAGCTTGGGTCACCTATCGAATCACGCAAAATAACAGAATAATTTTTTACTGGGTCAAATACACATTCTTCAGAAGTAATAACACTCAAACCGTCAAAAGATAATATTTCACCATTGCTTTGAATTCTAGCTAGCGAGGTGCCATCAACGTGATCTATGCGAGCATTGAGAGGCAGTAAAATACCCTCTTCAGTCACGCTAGTTTCAACCGTAACCCTTTTATGAATAATTCTATTAAGCTCATACTGCGCCCTATTCCACGCTTGCTGCTCATTCGTCACGCCGGTTGCTTCAACTTTTATCGGACTTGTTGTATTTGGTAGGTTGAAATTTGGATCACCCGCTTCCAAATCATCAGGTAATAGAATAGTTTTAGTCTTGTTATCGGTCTTATCTCGATATTCAAGCTGAACACCATCAGAATCCAACGGCTTATTGAATGTGATTGTTTTGGTCTCGCTTTCTGGTAATTTGTTTCTGCGATTAAATAGGGCTCTGCTGATTAATTGTGCCTCATCCCGAACCATCGAAAGTATTGACCCTTCGCGAAATACTGAGCATCTGGCCGCGTTCGCAATTTGTCGTAACTCCTCAAGCGCTGGAGTGTTTTGGTTATCAAATGTGTAATTGAACTCACCTAATTCACCGCCAAAAACTAAATCTAACCTATCCTGTATTGTGTAAATTGCATCAGCATCAATCTGAGAAATAACGCGAGCGGCTAAAGCGGGGTCAAGAGAATAGTGTAAGAATATATCAGCCATTCTTGAAGATGCTGTGAGCCCTGCACCAGTTTCAATATCTCCGATAACGCTTGAGCCATCCCAAGTCACGACGCGCCTTTTTGAAATCATGTTAAATTTACGATCTTGCAATGAGCTTGTTTGCTCGGTCGCCTGCGTTTTAATTTGTACTCTAGTTGTCCCTGTTGTGTCAGACTCTGTTATGTCGTTAATTCCTGCAAGCCTAGTCCATTTTATTTGATCGACCAATGAAGCTTTATTCAATTTAGTATTGCTTACTCTCGTTGCGCTTGCTTGATAATATTTACCAAGCTCTAGGCCCTCAGATGATGTGACTTTTTTGGTAAAATTCCTGACATTAATCTCGTTATCTTTGAATTCATAAGGAACTGTAAATGATGGGCCTGTAGTGCTGCCGCCTTCGTCTACCTCTTCAAATAAAACTGTAATATTAACGGTGTAGTTTTTATTGTTATCAATTGCTAAGCCACGAGGAAAACTAAAATCTAGCCACACCTCATCATTAAGGTTATCGCCTGGGACTATAAACGGCCCGCGTACTTTTACTTCATCTGGAAGAAATACAGAAGGCTCTAAAAGTCTGCTTTCAGTGATTGCCAGTAATTCTAAAACAGGAGTTGCAAATATTGGATCCAGCCAATTAGCATTTTCAACTGAAGCGTTATCAAGCAATAGAAAATTCTGCTCGCCGGTCGCGTTAGTAAATATAATTGTAGTACTTGTAAATGTTGACCATGTAGAATTTATAGACGAAACATTCTCTAAGACTATGCTTGAACCTGAAGCGCTTTTTATTCTGTAATATCCATCTAATTTATCATTTGGATTAATCGCATCTATAAAGCTGAGATCAATTAAAAAATAAGCCCCAGCAGTGAACGAGCTAAAGTTTCCAAGTATTGTCCCTTCGTCCGACCCTGCTGCATAGCTTACAGCTTTGCCGCTAAGCCCTATATCTTCATCAACTATCGCTGAAACGATATAGGAACCATCCAAGACTAGCTCAGTCGAACCGTTATTAAAATAAACATCATCGAGAGTAGCTGATGAGCCAATCGTGTACTCATTCCAAACATTCGAAGTGCTATTTATGCGGCCTGAGTCAGTGCCAATCACATAATCAAGAATGAATGAGTCTGACATGTTGACGCCGGAATCATTAGGCGGATTGAGCGTTAAGCTTTTTACCTCATTAGAATCAGTTGTTTTCAATATCTGCGTAGGAGTTTGATCAGGCTCATAGATTTGAACGCTTGAGCCTACAATATTAGATATTAATGTATCACCGCTTTTAACTTCTGTTATGTCGAGATAGCCGCGACTGATACACACGTATTCAGTGATAAATAAAATATGGTCAATGTATTCGAATACCGTCGATGTGATTAAATCAGGGAAACTTTTTATCTGTCCGAATATGTCCGGCACGCGTTCAAGTGGCCTAGCTATGTTAGATTGACCACTTAACGAATTATTAGGTGATTTTTTATCGCGCCGCTCAGCTTCTGGTAGTTTTGGTATAGGTATTAGCGCTTCAACAATTGCTTGTGATGCAATGCCCGTCAGTATAGCGTTTGATATTGGATCAAGACCAAGAGGTCGATGAACAATGAAAATATTCTTTGATATCGGCCTTTGCATCTCCTCAAAGTCATCAATAAATATTTCATTAGAATCAGCTATTGAACCTGAAAAAATGCGGGTTGGTACGCTGAAACCATGAGAGCCATATTTATCAATAAGCCAGTCAGATAGCCGAATACTATCACTTATTTGATATAAATCAGGGTCTGAAATGTTACCGCTATCTTTAACAACTGTTATCAGCATAAGTATATGTTTCGTAGATTGGATAAATTAAGTTAATGACCTTTAGGTTATCATAACGCGTTTTACCATTCTTTACGTCATGACCTCCGAGGCAGTGGAGCACATTAAGCCCTTCGATAAATATACCAATATGAACAGGGTTATTTTTCCGGTCATTAAATACAACTACATCACCAGCTTTCGGCTTATCCGTTTTAATCCAGCAAGGTAATTTTTTTTGTTGATTTACGATTAACGCAGTTTCACCCTTGGCCGGTTTTTTAGAGAATGAAATGCCATCGATAATTTCCACGCCAAAAATTTGCTTGCTAGCTTGCTTGACCACGGCCCAACAATCATTTTCTAGATAAACCCACGGTTTGCCGATAAGGCTATTTACTAAATTATAATCAATCATAGCTACTCCGTAGCAATACCTGGGAACTGTTTTAGAGTATAAAGTTGGCCCGATCTTTTGTTGCTTAGATCCGTATCTTCGCATACAAACGAAACCCTAGTACTTCCTTCAAACGATATCGAAGACCCATAAAGAACTGTTGGTGCGATGGCAGGCTGTGAAATATCACCAGAATAATACTTCCGGTAAGTGATTTCTAACTCTGACAAAAAACCCTGTTCGCTTATCTGGTCAATGATGTTTTGTAATTCATCTGTTACCGCTCCCATTGAGATGCTCAAGTTTTGTTCTGCGTCGTTCCGCTCTGCTGCTTCAGTAATAACTAATCCTGCGGCTTTATATGTGACGCCTTCAGCTATGAAATCATTATAGTCTTGAACGAAATACTGTGGCGCTGAAAGGTCAGCGTGATCAATTTCAATGGTTCTTACCTCCCTTTGTGCTTCGGGAGCGCTAGCTAAGAATTGTTTCCATGCTGTCGATGTCGTGATACGCCACCTCTTAATATTAGTTGTTAAGTATAAGCTCAGCGTGAGCAATTAACCCATTGTATAGCCTTGTATCACTAATGTAATCTTTGGCTATCTCTCTGATGTGATTTGATTTGAATTCTTTATATGCGCCACTTGCTTCTTCTGGTGTCGAATAAGACCCTAAATAATTCTTTTTGCCGCCAGCGTTACAATGAGATATATAATTATTATTAGCTTTATGAAGGCACACACCTTGTGGCCATTTGCCGCGACTGGCACCGCAGTCGCATAGCAATGTATTCAATTGCCCTGTAATAAATATACAAAAGTCTGGTGAGTATATTTTATTATTAGGTGTTAAAATATCTTTATCCAACTCTTTGACTTCCCAGTCTTGCTTTTCCATCCAATACCTGAAGTTAGAAAATATTAACCATGCGCTAGTAACTGAGCACCTTTCGTATGTAGGTCGGAATTCTTGAAACTTTGGAGAATAACACCTTTCAAGCATGACTTTCCATCTCTTGTAAAAAGGACAGCAATTCCGACCAAGGGTGACTATATACTTAGCATCATTAACCCCTACTCCATATACTGATCTTCTTCTTGATAGTGATGATTTACTTGCAGGAACTTCTATAAAATTGTTCATATTAAATCCTTTGGTAAAGGTGGTCGTTTGAAGTTTTTACGGAATGATTAGGAACCACCCTAATCTTCAGGCCGCTAAGCCCTATCCGTAAATTAATTATATCAAGGGGTCCAAAGATTCTCCAATTCCAATATTGCCGAGTCCAGCTGAGTTATTGCTAGGTTAGGATTATCAAACCCGTTGAACATAGCAATCAATGAAAGCCCGTTGCACTCATCTAATCCAGCGCGGGCAATAGCTAATAGTGTGCCAGATACCGACCATCTTTTCCCAACTTGATTAGTGTTTGGCGGGCTGTTTGGTGCGAAATAACATTCATGGTCAAGAAGTCCGCCGGTAACTTTTAACTTTATTGTGAAGGATTTTGACCCATTCACTAAAGTGTGAACAAACCAGTTATCGAATACCTGACCCTCAAGGGCGCTAAATGACCAAGCAACGTTAAAAGCCTTCCATCCAGAATCGGCCTGAAGCCTGACTCTTAAAGGCCCATTGCTTACATTATTGCCGCGGACTAATGATTGCGACGAATAGCCATTAGAATTAACTAAAACGCCAGGCAGCTTACAAGGGTAAAGCTCTGGCATCTATAATTTCCTCTCAGCTCTAAAGCCTTTCTGAAGTGATTGTGCTGTGTCGCCGCGACCACTGGCAAGACTTTGATTCATTTCTTTCTGACCTGATTTCACGCCGTTGCTAATCATCATCGTAATTTCTCCACGGCTCACGCTCATACTTTCAACTTCAATCGGTGCGCCGTTGTTAATTATGTTTACGTTTGGTTGGCCTCCACCCTCTCCACCGCTACCATTGGCCATGTTAAACAATTTACTTTGTTGTCTAGTGGTCAATATCATTTCACGAGAGTTTACGCGGGCGGGTACGTTATCGCCGGTTATGCTATTGCCGCCAACTATGCCACCCTGCTCGAATGCTTGACCTACGCCAAGGCCTGCAACTAAGGCAGCATTTGCAAAGCCGAACGCCTCGATTGCTCCGGCTGACGCAAAGAATGACACGGGGTCTGTTTTATTTGCCGCCGTTATCGCTGCAACCTGAGTTGCCGCTATAATTTGTGCGACCTGTATCGCTTTACCCGCCAAAAATGCAGCCTTAGCCAGCGCCGTATCTTCTTTCCCTGCCGCTTGAATTACCGCCGTAGCCGTACTATGGAATGCTGAAAGAGCGCTTAGTCCTTGTTGTTGTAAGCTAAGCTGCGCCAACTGTTTATTTTTATCGATTTCTAAAAGTGCATCTGATTGCTTTTGAGCTGCTTGAAGCGCTAATTCGTCGAATTCTGCTTGTGTGATTTGCTCAAGCTCTAATGACTCACGAAGCGCATCAATAGTATTGCTTGCCTCAACCGTGGTTTTGCCATCGGCAGATAGCCCGCCAACCTTGATTTTATCCAGATTCTTTTGGGCTGTTTCGCGGGCTTTTACATCTTCTTTGAGTGCTTTCTCAGCCTCTTTGAATAGTCTAATCTTTTCACGTAATGAACGATCTGCTTTTTATCTTCGCCAATAGCGCCAATAACGTCCGCTTCGTATTCAGCCAAGGCTATGCCAGATAAAACAAGAGCGCCTACCTGTGATTCTAAAGCCTTAATGTATTTATCTATTTCATTGGCCTGTCCTCTAGTCGCTCTGCCTGAGCTTTCAATTGCTTCATTTAAATCAAGTGTTGCAGTCTTCAGAAAATCTATGCGCTCTTTTGCGCTTAAGCTGCTCATAGAAAGATCTCTAATCTTCTTTGCCAGCTCTACAACCTTTGGTGATGATTCGCCGTAAGTGATGGCTAAGCTATCCAGAACAGTTTGAAGCTTAAGCAAGTTTTCACTACTTGACTCTTTTCTAAACTCTCTTAGAGCGCCGACTATGCCTCCGGTTTCTTCTGTTGTTATTTTTAGACTTTTGGCTACATCATTAATCGTATCTTTAAGAAATAGCGCATTGCTTCCAGTTGAAGACAGGTTTTTACCAAATACATCAGTGAGAACATTATCGGCCTCTTTAGCTGCCGCCGTCATAGCGTTCATGGCTGAGACTATACCGCTCTGTATTTCGGCCTGCGCTGCTTGCTGACTTTTCTTGGCTAACTCAATCAATTTTTTAGATAGAACTTCTATACCGTCGCCGGTTTCAACAGCGACTTCATCTAAGCTTTTTAATGAATTCTCAAGTTCTTCAGTAGCATCTTTTGAATTGAATAGAGCGGGGAGCAAAGATCCTACAACCGTAGCGGCTATACCAGCAATCGCACCAAGCAATGGAGCTCCAAGCACGAAACCTAAATCGGCTGACTGTTGAGATAAGGCAAGCATAGCGGATTGACCGCCTTGAACCTGTCCTACAAATTGCTGAATCTGAATACCAGCCTGACCAGCTTTTCGACCAAAGCCGCCTAGCGCTTTAGTATTTCGCTTTGCTTGGTCTTCAGTTTTTTTAAGAACGGCATTCATTCTTGTAGATGATTTTTTAACACTGTCTTCGGCTTGTTTAAGTCCTGAAGTGTCGCCAGTTATGTCGACTTCTAGTTCGCCTAATTTAAGTACCATAATTAATCCTCACTAGGCAGTTTTATTTTTGAATAAAGGTCGTCAAGGTCTTGCGTGGTTTTGATGTCCGATTCGCTTTCTGGTGTCGGGTGCATCTTATCGAATATGTCTTTTAGAAGCTGAAACTCGTACATACTAGCACGATGGAAATCAAACAGATTGCCGCCAATGATAACCCAAGCTTTTTCAAATTCATTGATAGGAAACGCTCCGTCGTCAACTGCATCCCTTCGATCTCTTCGTTCAGTCTGATTTGTTCTTTTTACGCTACCGACCATCGCATGAGATAAAAGAACTCTAGCAACATAAGCGGATTCTTGAAGACCGGCAGATTCAATAAAATTTTCGATTATCTCACTATGACCGTCAACAATATCAATACCATCAACAGCTTCAAGCGCGCAAGAGAGCACGCTTTGGATATGTTCAGGAGGAAGTATTCCAGATGTTAAATCGGAATATAAATATGCAGGGTCGCGACCTTTAAGCGCAACCTTTTTTATAAAGCCGAACGACCCAGAAAACTTATAAGAGGTGCCATCTAGCATGGCTACCTCCTCGCATTCCCGCTCCTTAAGCAAGAGAGAATACCGCAACGGTTACTGATGTAATTGCGTCATAAGTCCAAACGAAGTTATTTGAGCTATCAGAATAACCAGCAGGGATCGTAAAGCTTCGCGTTTCGCCAGCAGGGACCGTGATTACAATATCATCGATATCTAACGCCCCATAAGGTGGACAAATTGTTGATGTGGCGGGTTTCGCAACTGTAGCCGTGTGTGGGCTTGCGTCACCGTTCGTGACTTCGATAAAAATACCCGAAGCCGATACAACACTATCGCCCGCAACATCTGCCGCAACGCCAGCGCCGTCTTGATTTACGCTTGCCTTAGTAATTGGTGTAACTGTAAGTAAAGCCATTTTTAAACACTCCCGACGATAGTGGTTGTTTCTTTGCCCTGCAATGCTGCGTCAAATCCTAATAGTCCTGGCGTATCACCAGATTTAGAAAAGCTCGTAATGTTAAAGAAGCCCTCAATATATCCGCCGGTATCAACATTTAACATCTTGAATTTACCGCAACGGTTGCCCGATGTAGCCAATTCAAGCAGGCGAGTAGAGCCGACAATGTTAAGGCCTGTTGTCGCATCAGTAACGCCCGTTCGTTTGTCTGCCTGCCCTGAAATCGTGATTGATGCTGTAGAGTAACCAGTCCATTCACTTTCGGTGTAATCGCCTTGAGTGCTTGAGTTAGTTGTGTCTTCAACGGGGTTATCAAAACTAAAGCCGCGAGTTTTAACGCCGCCTATAATTTCATAAAGTGTATCTAAGTCGTTTCTGGCAAGAAGAACCAGTTCGCGGCCCTTCTGAATATTCGCGTCACATGTCATGTTAATTCCTCGCTAAAAAGCGTTTCTATAAGTGTAAAAATTCATTGAATAAGCATGTCGCTGGTCTTCATCTTTTCCCAGTGCTGCTATATTACTTCCTTGCTCAAAACCTTTGTAGACCGTTGTATTAATAGTAACGCATTCGGACTGAGATAGTAAAAAATCAGATATCGCCTTCGCTGTTGTGTAAACAAGGTGCGCTGCTTGAAGCTTTTCACCTCTTACTAAAATTTGTACGCTTGGCTGCTCGAATACTTCTTTTAGATCTGATGGTGTACCAACGCCATCTAATACAATAGTTTGAGCATCCACATCTATTAGCCATTCGCTACCGTTCAAGTCTACGCCAAGAGTACCGAAGCCGTTATCACTTAGAAATGTAGTTATATCGAAATATACGGCATTTGTAGTCATATCTTAGCCCGCTTTTGAACTACTGCTAAAATTTCTGGAATATTACGCTTGACCGCTTTCTCTAGGAATTTGTTTTCGCCTTCATCCCAATACGTACCAGTTCCGCTGCCGCCGCCAAAAGAAACGCCCGCTCTAGTTTTGCCAAAATCAGCCCTTGGCTGGCCATTCAATGTCATCGGCATTTCGTGAACCGCTGCCGCATATTCTGCTGTATAGCCAATAGTTACGCTTAACGGGCCTGATCGCTGTGAGAATGCGGATAACCTAAGCGGGCCTAGATCATGCGGCGCTAACTCTTGAGACTCGCCCTTAATAAACGTACCAGCAGCTAAAAGCCCTTTCAATGTCGCGCCTTCAATCTTCTTAATTTCTTTATTAAGATTGGCAATAACATTATTAAGCCCTTTGATAGCCATTATTTAAACCACCCTTTAGCCAGTATCGTACCACTCGGAATAGTAGACAAAGCCCTAACATCATTAGCAGCCGCAACGGGTGTAAGCTCGGCAGACACGCCAAAGAACACTTGATCGTTTAATATCATGTCGCCATCAGTATAAACAACCGCTGTACTAATCGCCGTATCACCACTGATATCTGTGAATTTTTCTTGCTTGAATGCTATTCGTGCATCCATAACGACAGGGCTTGACCACGTTTTGCCACCAAACCCATCATTACCGGTTATACGCCAAACGGTTATTTTTTCTGGAAGGTCAAACATTACGCACCCCCATAATTAAAAATATTAACCTGACGCTTATCAAGCTCAACCAAACAACCATTTAAAAGACTATTCGCGTTCTGGCCGTAACTCGTACCCAGAACACCGGCCCCAGTTGTTGAGCGCTGAAGCTTCACAGAATAGTTTTCAAATTTCTCTTCCGTCTTAATCCCGCCTCCGCCTTTTTCCCCCGCACCAGATCCAGACATAACGTGACATGTTAGAAAGGTTTCGGCTGAAGTAAGGCAGTCGATATCAGTGACGCCAGAACAGCCAGATTCAACAACTTTATCCACTAAGCATGTTGCCGCACAGATAAAAGAGTTGATTGCTGGATCTGTTAAAGTGCTGCCGTTTATCGCTCGCACTAAATCTGGAGTGGTTCTAGCCATTACAAGGACGCTCTAACAAAACAATCTTTTGCTTCAAGAAGTTTGCGCATACCAGCTTCCTTTTCTGGGCCATCAGGTAAGCCGCTCATCAAAACAGCCAACTCACCAACCGGCTTACTAACAAGCTGTAGCTTTTCAGGTAAGTGTTTAAATTCAAAATATCTAAGCATCTTTTCCACCATCTTTTGACTTTTTACCGAAAGCCTTTTTAGCTGGCTTCTCGATTTTCAATTCTTCAATTAGCTCAACCTTATTTACAAGGCCTTTCGCTTTTGCATCTGTTAGCTCGATAACATCGCCAACTTTATGACCTAAGCAATTCTTCTGCACAACTTCATAATTCTTTTTATCAGACATAATTTAAACCCTAAAAAATGCCCCCCGAAGAGGGCCAAAGTCCAGCAGAAATTTCTATACTGTTAAGTGTCTAATACCAGTATTACCAGCCGAATCCACTTTGATCTGTGGAACCATTGCCGCGTAGGTAGTCATAACCTGCGGCATAATTGGGCTAGTTTTCTGGTGTGGTACTGAAATGATGTCGGAAGCAATAGCAAGTTGCACCGTTCGTTCTTCCATTTCAACCATGACAACAACACCATTCGCCAGCTTTTCAGCCGGCTTAACGTCGCGCACTTGAGCAATTTTCTTCATTCGCTCAACAATCATCATTCCAGAACCCGCAGTATCAGTTGATTCTACTTTGTAATCGTTCTGCAAGTTAGTCCAAATATCATTTGCAACATATACAATTACGCTGTCATTTGATACGCCGCCCTGACCTGAAAACATACCGCCAATTTGCGCTACAGTTTCAGGAACGATGGCCGCAAGACCTGCCGCTGTTGTCAAAGTCCAATCTGAAATAGTACCAGTGCCACGACTTGGGTGGGTCGTATAGCCGTAAAGAGACTGATTGACGCCGTTAAAGTTAGCCACAATTTTAGCATTACCATTGAACAGCATATCTTCGAGCTTTTCAGCAACCTGTCTAATCGACTCAGTCATACCCAAAGAGCGCTTATATTCAAAGCCCTGCTGTCTCCACGGCACACTAAACGATTGATGTGTAATCGGATTAGGCACATAAGAAGTAGAGAAAGAACTATCATTATTCTGATATGTTCCGTCTGGGTTTAATTCCTGTTCAGCTTCTTGAAATTCGTTGATATTTTCAAAGCCTACTATCTGCTCACCAATATCAACACTGAAAGATAGACCGGCTTCCATCAAATCAGAAATACCGTTTAACTTGCGTCGCCTAACTTCAAGAACTTTATCTTGAATAGTTAAGAAATCTTCATGACGTAAGCCGCCGTTAGCGTTAACGTGAAGTTTTTTGTCGCTGTTACGTGCAACAATCTTACCTTCAGAGTTTACAGTAACGTACTTTTTAAGGCCCCTTTCAACGAATGCTTGTTCGTGCATCTGTTCATAGTTAGCCCATAACGCGCCATCTTGTAAAATGCTTGCAACCGCTTCTTCACGAGTTCCGCCCATTGAAATTTTTAATTTATTCAAATTCATCTTCTATCCCCCTAAAGGATGCGAACTTTGATACGAGCGGTTGCGCCCGTAGTGGTTACTGGTTCAACAGGGTAGCCAACTACCGCGCCAACAATTACAGTTGCATCAACAGTACCCTCGATCTTCAAAGCGCCTGCACCGTTAGATACTAAAGCTGTGATTCGAGTGGCTGTTTGTGATGCTGCTAATGTCATGTAAGCAATTTGGCCTGGCTGAGCAAAACCATAAGATACCGTTTCGCCTGCAACATAAGCGTCATCAATGCCGCCAGCAGTCGTGATATTTTTCAGTGCGATAGCTTTACGCGTAATCCCATCAGCTACCGCGTGTTCTAAAACTTCACCGGCTGCATTAATTTGCAGTAAGTCGCCTGGGATAATAGTAGATCCAGCCGCCGCAATTGCTTCAGCCTGAATAAACGCGCCGTTAGTACTGGTCAATAATTCAATTACTTGAGGTGCTTGTGACATATTTATGCCTCCCGCGTGTAATCAGTAGCAATAGTTTTGCCATGATTTGAGTTTGTTGCGATGCCTGCTTGAACAGAAAAATCATTTTCAGGCACTAAGGATTTAGAAAGTTTTGTTAGCTGTAATTCACTAAAGCCTTCAAGGTCTGGGACTTCATAGCTTGAATTCGCAACGATGCCTTTTTTGATCTCTTCAACTCGCGCTGTTTCCGCTGTGGTGAATTTCTCAGCATTAGCGACTAGCCCTGCGTGCTCTTCATTTGTCAATACTACTGAATCAGCAGAGTTAACCGTTAATCCTTCAGATACAATAACCTTTTTCGCTTCTTCTAATGTCGGCGCTACAACTTCAGCATTGACGGCTAGCAAAAGCTCATCGGCGGTCATTGACTCTAGTTTCACGCGCCCTGCTTTTGACAGGTCGGAAACATCTAGTTCAATTTTCATTGAGTTTTCCTTCTTGGTTGGCTCAGACTGACCGCCTGAGTGATTGACAACAAACAAGGAGTTTCCACCTTGCTCACTGTTATATGTAATTTCTGTCCCAGCTAATGCACCAGCCGCTTGCTCACCGTCCAATATTGCTAGATGGTCAAACGAGAAGCCTTTGCCGATGTTATTAAATGCTTGACCTAATTCATCAACACCTTTTCGAGCAATAAGTTTTGCAATATTAAGGCCGGTCGAAACGCCAAGCTTCATCTTGTTAGCGATATTGCTCAAAAGCTTCTTACCGCGCTCAGTTCTAGACGCCACTTCTTTATCAATAAATATGTCGCCGTGCACTTCTTTGCCTTCCATGCGAACATTGCGAACAAATGCGCCTACATCGAAATCACCCTTTGCAAAATTATTCGACGCGCTTACATGTTCGCCAGCTATTTTTGGATGGCCAAGAGGTGCGGGCAATTCATTGAGCTGATTGAAAGATTGTTTAACTTCGTCGAAGCCGTAAAAGATGCCGTTCATGGCAGTATCAGCACGAAGTAACATAGCGTTAAGCACTACGAAAGTACGACCGTTATAGATCTCTTCTCGTACTGCGTTTGCTGCAAGAGTGTTAATTGTAATTAGCAATATAATCACCTAATAAGATATTTATACTGCAAGTATAGCGGGGGTGCGTGATAGGCGCAAACTATTGAATTATTTGAGGTGATAGGTTTTGACTATTACCCAGACAAACCCACCTATTTTATTTAATAGTTTGTCCTGATTTATTCAGAGGGTACGTTTTTGTATGCTGTGAATTTAAGTTAAGAGTATAAATAGGAACATTTTTGTATTGATAATTTAATGGGTACTTCTTCATGAAGAAGGGGGGTTATTCTAGAATAGTTTGAATTATTTAAGTTGAATAAAAAAACCAATGTAACCTTGCTATTATTGAGTTCTGGCGATGTGCACAATTCTGTGCACATTAAAACTATCGACGTTTAACTGACAACAAAGCCTTTCTTTCTTTCTTAAATTTAGCCTCTTTCTTTGGTGTTATTGCGTCCTCAATTGTGGCGATTTGCGCACAACGGCAATTCCAAGGACTCCTATTGATACGCTTAAAATTGTCTTCAGGGGTTGACAGTGTTCCATGAAATGACGCGTGCAAATGTCGTACCCTACTATCACGCGAAGTAACCCACCT